AGGCAAGATGCTAAGCCACAATACTCAGATGCCTCTGTGGTATTGTTATCGTCATCAAATAAACCTTATTACCGATTTAATTTCCATGATGTTTTCCCAACATCATTGTCTACCTTCATTATGAATACCCAAGATGATCCAAACACCATCATTACTGCCGATGCCACATTCAGGTATACTTACTACGATATAGAAAAACTTTTCTAATATAGCTTGACAGAAGGTTACTATTAGTGTAACCTTCCAGTTAAAGGATCTTTATTATGCAACAATTGAATGAACTACTAGAAATGTGGCGGCAAGATGCCGATATTGACCGCACAGAACCCGGCAAAGCCTTGCTGGATATTCCCAAACTACACAGTAAGTATCTCAATATACTTTCAAAGCATCGTTTGCTTGCCAAAGAATCTCAATTCAAATACAATAAAACGAAGAAGTTGAAATGGGAATATTACACAGGTAAACTAGACGATGATGATTTGGCCAAGTATGGATGGAAACCATTTCCATTTGTACTTAAAACCGACATTACTACATATATGGATAGCGATGAAGATATGAACAAGTATCTTGCTCACAAAGCCATGCATGATGAAATCGTTGATGTATGCACCGCTATACTTAAAGAGTTGAACAGTAGAACATTCCAACTCCGTGATTTTATAGCATGGGAAAGATTTATACAAGGTGTCGGATAATATAATATTACATAAGAAGGATGAAGCATTCATCCGATTTGAGTGTGACAGAAACATAGCACAAGAGCTATCAGACTACTTCACATTCTATGTTCCAGGTTACCAGTTTGTACCTGCGTATAAAAACCGCCTATGGGATGGCAAGATACGACTGGCAGACCTGAGAACATTTGCGATATATCATGGGTTGATTCCTTACATCCAAAAGTTTTGTGAAGAACGGGATTACAAGTTACACATTGACCCTCATATCACAACAACAGAAAACTTCTCTGCAATTGAGGCTGATGAATTTGCCAAGTCTCTAAAATTGCCACATGAAGTTCGTGACTATCAATTAAAATCTTTCATACAGGCAATCCGTAATAGACGGATTCTTTTATTGTCGCCTACTGCATCAGGCAAATCCCTCATACTCTACTTAATTGTACGCTTTTTACAACAAGAACACAAGAGGGGTCTGCTAATTGTGCCAACTACATCGTTGGTTGAACAGATGTATTCCGATTTTGAATCTTATGGTTATGATTCGGATGAATACTGCCATAGACAATACTCTGGTAAAGAGAAACACACTAGAAAGTTTTTGACTATCACCACATGGCAGTCAATTTACAAGAATGAAAAAGAATGGTTTGAACAATTTGATTTTGTTCTTGGTGATGAGGCACACCAATTTAAAGCCAAGTCTTTAACAACCATTCTATCTGGTTGCACTAACGCTAGATATAGAATTGGTACAACTGGTACATTAGATGGTACACAGACACATCGTTTAGTATTAGAAGGACTATTTGGTCCAGTTTATAAAGCCACGTCTACTGCCGAGTTAATTGACAAAGGCCAACTGGCAAGTTTTAAGATTAAATGTTTGATACTTAAATATCCAGACCCTATCTGTAAAGAAGCTAGGTCATGGGACTATAACAATGAAATGGATTACATTGTTGGCAATAAGGCTCGAAATGAATTCATACGCAATTTAACCCTGTCTTTGACTGGCAACTCACTTGTTTTATTCCAGTTTGTAGAGAAACATGGTAAACAACTACACGAAATCATTAAAGATTCCGCAGGTAAAAGAAAAGTATTCTTTGTATTTGGTGGTACCGATGTTGAGGTGAGAGAATCAGTACGTGCAATTACTGAGAGAGAAAACGATGCCATTATTGTTGCTTCATATGGCACTTTCAGTACAGGTGTCAATATTCGTAACCTACATAATATTATATTCGCTTCACCTTCAAAGTCCCGAGTTAGGAATCTACAGTCAATTGGCCGTGGTCTCCGACTAGGAGAAAATAAAGAAGAGGCAACTTTATTTGATATAGCAGATGACTTTAGAATTGGCAAATTTGCCAATTATACCTTGAAACATTTTGTTGAACGTGTTAAAATATATGATGAAGAAAAATTCAATTACAAATTCTACAATATCGAGCTTAAAAATGCCTGAATTAGAACCAAACATCCGAATTGTCCGCTTGCAAAGTGGTGAGGACATTATCGCAGATTGTATTCCTAGTTTAGATGAAGAAACTGTGGAATTAAAAAGACCCATGCATATCATATTCAAAAGAATCCAAACTGGAAGAAGTATTATGATGATGATGCCTTGGTTGCCTGTTGAATTGATTAAAGAAAATACAGCTCACATATATGGTGCAGACATTCTAACCTACATAGAACCCAAAGATGATTTAATTGAGTATTATAATAATGCCGTTAATGATGAAGATTTAGAAACTGCTTCTACCAGTTCTATTAGACCTCAATTGTTTGATGAAGATGACGAACCAACTGATGAAGAATTAGATGAAGAAGAATTGCAAGAGTTAATGCAAGAACGAAAAAATAATAGGGTACATTGATATGTTATATGATGATGTAGTAGTTGCTAAACCATGGGGCAAAGAATACCTTTGTTACCGAAATAAGAATATTGCTATTTGGTTTTTACACATTGAGAAAGACCAACAGACCTCAATGCATTGTCACCCAAATAAGAACACAGGGTTTGTTGTACTAGATGGTGAAGTTGAATTGTCGTTCTTACGCAATACTATACCTTTAAAGTCCTTAGATAAGATACATATCTTTAGGTCTAGGTTTCATTCCACTAAGGCCATATCAGACGGAGGCGCATTCATTTTTGAAGTAGAAACTCCTGAAGACAAAAATGATTTAGTGCGATTAGAAGATGCATATGGCAGAGAAAAGACTCCGTATGAAGGCAAGAACTTTCATACACCAAGAACAGAAGACTGTCTAATGATACCTGAAGCCAAGGTTAGACCTAAACCTTTCATGTTTCAAGGTTGTGAAATCTCCCATTTAAAATTAATGAGAACTGATTTATTGGATAAAAAAGAAGAAGAACTATACATTATTACAGATGGTGGTGTAGTTACCTCAAAGAATCAAAATGTTGTATGGCCTGGTGATGTGATTGATGGAAAAACTTTAAGTAGATTACTGAAATCATTTCAATTAAATGCATCTACAACCATGATAAAGATTGTAAAATGATACACCTGTTTGATTTAGATTTAACAATATGGGAATGTTTAAATAAACATGGCCATTCCATTTGGGCCAAACAAATGGTTGCACCATTCAAAACACAAGGCAATATAATCATTGATGATGTTGGTTCAACTTGTTTTTTAAAATATGGTATAAGAGATTATTTGGAGTATTTGAGAATTGAGAAACATGAACTTGGGTTTGTATCAGCAGGAAGGTATCTTGGTTTACCTGATAATTTCCAACCATCTATAGTCTTGTTGAAAGAGTTTCAGATATACCACACGTTTGACCTTATGCGGATACTTGAATACAAAACTTACAACAAGGCCAATTTGTTAAAATTCATGGATACACCAGTTGTTTTCTATGATGACAATGTGGATGTGCTAAATAGTATTAGTGAGATAGAAAATGTAATAGCAGTTGACTCGAAAGAGATTAAAGACTGGACTAAATTGATAGGAAATAATTATGACAGATATATTGTTCGTACACCCTAATGCATCAGAAAAGATTTATCAGGGACTAGCAAAAAATAATGCCGCTATTGAACCACCTATTTGGGCAGCCATGCTTGCCAATAGTGTTCGTACAAAAGGGCATAGACCAGAAATCTTGGATGCTGAAGTAGAAGGTTTAGATTACCTATCTGCGGCAAAAAGAATCACCGAATACAAAGCAAAGGTTGTTTGTTTTGTTGTTTACGGCCAACAACCATCTGCATCTTCACAAAACATGGAAGGTGCAACAGCAACCGCAAGAGAACTAAAGAACTTGGCACCAGATACATTCGTTGTGTTTGTGGGTGGTCACGTTGCAGCTTTGCCAATGGAAACAATGGACAAAGAAACATGTATTGATGCCGTTTGTCAGAATGAAGGTGTTTATACACTACATGCTTTACTAAGTCTATCTAAGATTGATGACACAGAACTTAAACGAGTTCCTGGTTTGGTGTTTAGAGACAGAGATAACTTTGTACACATGAACGAATCTTCTGCCATTGTGGCTAAAGAAGATTTGGAACAAGACTTGCCAGGTATGGCATGGGACTTGTTGCCGCCTTTGAGTCGTTATCGTACCGCAGGTTGGCATTCATGGTCAAACGATACTGAGAAACAACCCTTTGCGGCATTGTACACAAGTCTTGGTTGTCCATACAAATGTTCTTTCTGTATGATTAACATTATCAACAGAACAAAACAAGGACCAAATGTATCTAGCCAAGATAGTAATACGTTTAGATTCTGGTCACCAGAGTTTATCATTAAACAATTTGATGAGATTGCTCGACAAGGTGTTCGTAACGTAAAAATTGCCGATGAGTTGTTTGTTTTAAACCCAAGGCACTTTGAAGCCATT